GTCATAGCTTTTTGCGGTTTTCAGCACCTCGGTAGAGTGCTGTTTCACGACACTGGCAATATCCTCATTGACGGTGAGCGTCTTTTTGATCGCCCCGCCAAACGCCATCATTTTTTCAATGGCATCGACCAGCGCGGGAATGAGGGCATTACCAACCGCCAGCTTGACGCCCATCACGCTATCTTCGAGGTTATCTAACTGCACTTCCAGATCGCGCGCCGCCTTGACTTGCTCTTCGGTCATGACGAGGTTTTCGTCAGTTGCTGCGGCCATCTCACGCAAGGCGGCCCCGCCGGTCTCAAGAACTTTCGTCAACTCCAACCCGGCCCGGCCGAATCGGGTAGTAGCATACTCTGCCCGTTCGCCGGCATCCTCAATGGCTAGATACTCGTCCGAGGCTTTGGCTAATTCCTCAGTCGTGAGCGCAATACCGTCTTTGGCCAGGGCTTTTGCGGCTTGCTCAAGGGTGGAATATTCGACCTGTAAATCGTCCGAGGCCTGAATGAGCCGGCTGGTCTCTTCGGTCGAAGCGCCGCTAATCCGCGCCAAATCGCGCACCTGATCGGAGTAGGCCAGCACTGCGCCAACTGTGGCGTCATAAGCCTGCCCAACCTTTTGTAAGGCTTGCCCGGCCATATCCAGGCCGCTTTTCAGGTCGGTCAGGCTCAGACCCGCAATCTTGAAGCTATCGCTGGCCTGTTCCGCACCGTCGCCGGCGGCCCCGGCCCCGCGTGCCGCCTCGTCGCCGGCTGCGCCTACGCCATCTAAGCCGTCTTGCGCTTCTTGCCCGGCCTGCTCAAGACCGCTCAAGCTCTGCTCAAGCGCCTTCAGGTCTCGTTGTGCGTCATCGCTTTCGGATGTAATTTCAATCGGGATTTTCGCCATTCAACCTCTTTTTAAAAATGCCCCGACTTGCGCCGGGGCTGTGAGTGTCAGTCCGTCAATTTAGGCCCAGGCGGGGGCAACCGCGCCCATGACGCTGAAATGCACGCTGCCGATCTTGATAACGCCGTCCGGGGTGGCCGAAACGGGCAAGGCATCCAGCAGAAATTCACCGCTGAATGACGGGCCGCCGCTTTCCGGCACGATGGTGACGGTTTTGCTGGTGGCAGAGCCGATGATCCCAGATAACACGGTGCGCGCGCCAGTGGTGGCGGTGGTGTTCCAAATCACATCCATCGTCACGCCAATCGCGGGAAGGCCAGGCACGAAGTTTTGCGCGCCCTCGCTGAACCCGGTCACGTCCTGCTTTTGAATGTCGTACTCGATCTCGTAAGAGATCACATCGGCGCTGATGTTGCGCGCGGTGCCGCCGCTGTCGTCTACGGAAATAACTGCGCCCTTAGCTGAAACTTTACCTGCCATGATTTACGCTCCTTTTACGCGTTACCGCGTGCGAAAATTACCGAAAAACCAAACGGGTTTGCAGCCGCGCCCGTCCGGGTGACTGAAATTCTGCGGTACTTATTGATAACGCCGCTTGCAACCACAACCCGCTCCGCCGTGCGCGTCAAACCGTTGGCGGTGAACGTCACCAGGTCAGAATACGCGCCGCCTGAGGTGGTGGCGTGCTGAATTTTGACCACGTAGGTATCCGTCAAGGTGGGTGTCCAGATGTGCAGCACCCCCGTGCAAGGCGCGGTAACTGCCGCGTTGAGCGGGTCGAGTGATTCCGCGCCGTTGGTCGTGCCGGTCACGGTGCCATGCTGGATTAGCCAACCCTGCTCAAGGCCTAACGCGGTCGGGCCGGTAAGCTCAAAGTTCAGCGTTCCCAGTTCAATCGCACCGTCATATTGCCCACGCGGGGTGTAGTTGGCTAGCTTGAATGGCATGGTCACGGCGGGCGCTGCGGTCATGCCAGAGGTGCTATTCCCTTCCGGCATCACACTCACAACGCCGGTTGGGAGGGATGACAACACCGCGTGAATGCCGGTGGTAGCCGTGCTATCCCAGAACATGTTCACGGTCAGGTTGCCGCGCGGCACGCCCAGGATGAAGTTTTGCGAGGCATCACTAAACCCGGTCACATCAATCTTGCCCACGTCCAACGTGCCTTCGTAGGCATTGGCATAGGTCGAGAAGTTGTACCCGTTGATTAGGATGATGCCATTCTTTGCCGTTTGCTTAGGCATTTACCCTCTCTTTCATGGTCAGGGTGATCTGGCACCCGTAAAAACTGTTTTTTGCCGGGTCGGTGATCTCAACAATACCGGTGCACGCGATTTGCTCCACGTCGGCTCCGGACACATTCAGCCCAGTCAGCGCCGTGAGAATTGCATCCACATTGGCACTCAGCGCGGCAATGTAGTCGGACGAGCTGCGTTTTACGCCGGTGGTCGCGTGCAAGTACAGATATTCGAAATCGCGGCTGAACTCCCACATGCCGGGGCCAAACGTGCGCGGCCCGGTTTCGCCCAGGCTGCCAGCTAACCAGCGGTCGGGCGCCGGAATGAGCACGGGGCAGTCTCGCACGGGGATGATATTCGGGATTTCGTCAACGTCCTTGATCGTTACCCCGGCCACACTCAGCGCGGCTACACCCGCGGCAATTGCAAGCGCGTTCAGGCTCATAGATTATTCCTCCGCGCTACCATGACGATCTCTTGTTCGATTTCATCCGGCAAGGTAGCAACCTCTTCGTCTGCCACATCACGCAATACCGCCCAGCGGCCCGCGTGAATGCCGCTATGCACCACGCCGTAGGCATCGCCGCCAACGAACTTGCTGTACTCGGTTTTGTTCTCGATTTGGTAGCCATTGGTAACTGACTTGATCTCCCAGCCCCCGGCATACTCGCCGGTGCGCTTTGTGGGGATACCGCGCCCAAAGCCGTCCGTTGCAAAAAAGGCTTTGCGCTGTTTGTCGCTGTCCCACTGGATCGGGTAGGCCGGCGGATCGCCAGGTTTGCTCATGCGCTTTTGGATGCGGTTCATGACCGTGCGAATTTGCCGCCGGCCAACCTTGGGAATTTCCGCGCCCAGGTCTTGTAAACCTGAGCGCACCAATTCCCCGCGCACTTTGACGGTGAGCCTAGTCACTTTGCCGGACGCTCCAGCGTCCGAAGTTGTCACGCTGGAACAGCGGTTCAACTACGTTTCCGGCCTCGTCTCCGCTGCGGTATGCGATCTGCCCGGCCTTTGAGGTGATGCGGTTGGCGCCCATCGCTACCAGGCCGGCAGCGTTGGCTTGTACCCAGGCCTGCACGTCGTTGGAGATCACCCGCATCGGGCTAATGCCGTTCTCGATGATGCGCTCCGAGAAAAAACGCCCGGTTGAGTTGGCGGCATGCGTCAGATCGGCGGCCAGCGCGTTGACAAATCCGTCCAGTGCCGGCGTCGCGTCAGAATCCGTGATCGGCACGCTGAACCCGGCCGTGGCCAGGGCAACGTTGAGCGTGGATGAGATTTGTGCCAGCCAGCTGGTGACAGTGGCTGAAGTGGGGTTGGTGGTAACGTCAAAAGTGCCGGCGTTTGTAAAACGCACGGCCAACGCGGCTACACCCTCTACGCTGCCGTAAGATGCCATTATTCCACCATCAGCCAGATCGAAACGGAGTCCCCGTCGTTGGCGCCGGCAATATCCAATTGGATATAGTCGTTGACCATGAACGGGGCGAAACTGTTGGTAATAGCGGCGTTGGCGGCCGTGACGCAAGCACTGCGCGGGCAAAAGTACCCGTCGGTGGCCGCGTTCGAGATGGTCAGGATGTTGAAAGACGGGGTGACGCCGCTGGCGCCTTTGGTCTTGATGCCCACATCCGTTGTGGCTGCCGGCGGGGCGTCGTTGTACTGGATGACCACGCCGTAAATCTCGCCGCAGACAACTGTGTCAGTGACCTTGGTTGCCGCGGCCACGCCAGCGCCCCCAGCAGCCGCCGGGGTGGTAATGGGTCCGATCATACGTGCCATAAGGCCTACCTTTAGGGGCTGGTTGCCCAGCCCCTCAGTATTGAAATTGGCTACGTGTTTCCGAGCGCCGCAAGTCTCCAATCGCCGTAAAAAACGTTGTAGCGAGAGTAGAACTTGAAGTAGTACATGCCGCCGTCGGGCCCCATGGGATCGAACCAGGAGTCTTGCAGGTTGGGCTGTTCGCGCATGGCCACATACAGGGGTTTGGCCACTTCGCTGGAAGCCAGTAGGGCCCAGGCGGTGGTGTTCATGTGCGGGCTGACGATGTACTTCACGTTGCCGTAGAACGGGTTCTTCTCGCGGCTGGACGTGTCGTAGGCATCGGCGTTATCCGCGATCTGGGCCGCGATATGGCGCAGGGCCGGGGGCACAACCAGCAAATCATAGTTGTGCTCGGTGAACTCGCCCTGATCGTTGCGGAAGAGCGCGGCCAGGTTGTAGTTGGTGGTGAAGTTGTCCAGGCTCAGCGCCAGGGCAAAGTTGTTGTCCTGGGCGGTGGCGTAGGCGGCGCCCTTATCAACGTGCGAGTCGTTGAAGAAGCTCAGGCCGTCATAGCACAGGCCGTAAGTGGAGCCGTCGCCGGCATCCAACGCTTTAAACACCAGGTTGTTGATCGCCCGCTGGAAGTTCTCGCCGGCGCTGCGCACCTTGGTTTCCAGGCTGGCGGTCTGGTCATCCATCACGGCGTTGTAGGACAGGCCCACGGTGATGTTCCAATTGCGGGCTTTGATTTGCAGCGACTTCTCGATGAAGTCCTGCAAAGGGCCACGGTCGGCGTCTTCCACCGGCATGGGGGCCGCGCCGAGGTCAACCAGGTCCACGGCCTTCGCGCCCATGTTGAAGGTGCCGGCCACGCGCTGCCAGGGCATGGGCGTGGTTTTGAGGGCGGTCAGGAACCCGGTGCGGGCGCCAACCACCAAATGCTGCGGTACGTTACCAGAAATAGCCATGTCTCAAATCTCCTTACGCGCCGCTGCAAATGGCGGTGACCAGTTTGACGTAGGCGTAGCCGTCTTCGACAAACTGCAAGGTGCCGATCATCGGATTATCGGCGGCGGTGGTGCCCAGGGTCGAGCTGTCGGTCATGTAGACCGTCTTGCCGTTGTCAGCGCCGTTGGTGAAAACGGCCGACTTGAAGCCGACGATGGTGGGCTCAATGTAGGCGGTGATACCGGCGGCGAGCAGGGTTTCGGCGGCGCCGGCGGCAACAACCTTGCCCTCTGCGGCGATGCCCATGAATACGTCGGTGGCAGCGACTACCGGATGGGTCGAGTCATGGCAGGCCACCAGCGGGCCGGTGGCGTCTGCGGACTGGTCGACCACCAGAGCTTCGCCCTTGAAAACGGTCTGGGCGGCGCTGGTGTCAAGAATGAACTTGTGGGTGTACGGCGTCCCCAGAATGCGCAGGGGGGCGTCAGCGGTCAAAGCGGCCATGGGCTACTCCTTGATGAACTCAGACAGGTTGTAATCGGACATGGCACCCAGCTCCACGGCGTTGACCGTGAAGAACTCAGCGATGGTGTTGTCCTTGTGTTCCAACCACTTGCGCAGCTGGACCGCCATTTCAGTGGGCAGGATCGCGGTTCCCTGCTGAACACGGCTCGAACCGCGTTCCTTGAAATCTACCAGCCCGGTCTCAACAATCCGGCTCAGAAGCCCCTCGGCTTTGGCTTGCGCTTCCGGGGTGAGCGAGGTCAGGAAACCAGCCAGCTCATCAGCAGGGATAGGCAGCCCCAGGGGGCGCGCTTCTGTCCCGCCCGAAAGCCGACTGCACAGGTCGGTGATGTGCGCCTGGCGCTGCTCGTGGGCAACGCGCTCAGTGGCAATCACGCCGGCGCGCTGTTCGATCAGCGCTTGCAGTTCGGCGGGGGGAGTGCCGGAGGCGAGTTCGGTTCGGGCCTGGGATAGCAGCAAATCGCGCTGCTCCTGGGGCAAGTCTTCAAACCTCATAGTGACCTCCGTGGGTGATTCCGTCCGCGGTGATTCCGCGACCGGTGGGGTGATTTGACCGGGCTTTGCGAAAAACCCGGATACAGCACGATTGAGTAGCAGTTCGATACGTTCGCCAAAGCCCATCTCGGGCAGCGATTGCAACTGGGTCGAGAGTTCCACCGGGCGCAGCATGATCTGGTGATCGCGCGTGCGCGTGGCCGGCCAGTTGGTGAGCGACCCACCCATGATGACCTTGGCTTCGGTGTCGATGGTTGGCGAGAAGTAGCGCATAGTGTCAGACGCGATCAACTGCCGGCCGGTTTCATTCCAGCGCGGCATGATCTGGATGACGCCGCCCAGCTGGGCCACGTCGGTGATCCAGCCGGCCGCCTGGCCGTGATTGTGGTTCATGCAGTCAATCGGGAACCCGACCACGTTGCCTTCCGCGTCACGGGTGGACTGCAAGGCCATGCGCGTCTTGAGCACG